GGCGGAGATGGTTTAGAACTTTGTTCAACAGCACACGTAATTGTTGCTGGTACTGAGCAAAATGAACTATCAACTGCTGCAGACCTTAACGAAACATCTTTAGAGCAAGCAATGATTGACATTGCAGCACTAACTGATGAACGTGGTTTGAAAATTGCGGCTAAAGGAATGAAAATGATTATTCCTTCTGCGCTTCAATTTACTGCTGAAAGATTGATGAAATCTGTAGGTAGAGTGGGAACAGCTGATAACGATATTAATGCAGTGAAAAACATGGGGATGATTCCTCAAGGTTATTCAGTTAATCACTATTTAACTGACACAGATGCATTCTTTATCAAAACAGATGTACCTAATGGACTTAAACACTTCACAAGAGCACCTATCAAAACCGCTATGGAAGGCGATTTTGAAACTGGTAATGTGAGATACAAAGCTCGAGAAAGATACAGCTTCGGCTGGTCTGACTGGAGAGGTATCTTCGGATCACCAGGTGCGTAATAAGTAAATAAGTAAATGAATGAGGCGGCCTTAAAACCGCCTCATTTCACAAATAAAGTAAGAAATACACTATGAAAACCTTCCGAGTACAAATCCGTTACCATGGGCATTATGCAGACTTCATCATTACAGCTGAAGATAATGCTAAAAGTATAGAGCAATCTATCCTTGACAAAATAGGAAAAAATGAGGTATTGTTCGAGTCTGATGGATTTACCAATAAAAAAGGTAAATGGATAACTTATGAGGAAGTTATAAATGACACAAGAACTATACAAACAGAAGAAGTCCTTGGAGTTGAGTTGGGAACAAGAGTATAACGAATCAGGTAGATATACTATTAATATGGTCGAAATTGATGAAAAAATTAAAAGTACCATCACTCAGATCAAATTAGCAGAATCCCACGAAGCAGATCTTAGAAATAAGATAGAGGACTCAAAAGCACAAGTTTCAGTAGCTACTTAGTCTAAAAAGCTATATACGGAAAACGTCTCCGAATCATAAAATCTCTTGCGCTCTACTCAAAAAAACGCTATAAAAAATTACTATACATTTTAAATAAACAAATTAAATGTAGACGCGTATAGTCGACATCCCTAGGGACTACATTTATATATTCTAGGAGGAATATAACATGGCAAACACAACTTTTTCGGGACCCGTAAGATCGGAGAACGGATTTAAAACTATAACTAAAACTGCATCAACAGGTGTAGTACATGATAGAACTTATGGTACACCAGCAAAGGATGCAAGAAGAGCTTACTTAGAAGAAGACTTCATGCAAAGACCTGGTATCAATGCAAATATTGACCAAGTCTCTACAGTTGAAGTTCAAAGAGCTTTAAATAGAAACTGGGAAGCATTAGGAACTAACATGACTACTGCTCTATGTACATTTGCGACAACTGGCGCTGGAGTTTTAGTAACAACAGCAACAGCTGATCAAGATCAAGGTATTTTGTTACCACATTTAGATACTGCAGCGACAGCATGGGCAGGAACTTTATGGGGAACAGAAAACTCAGTTCATTTTGAAACATCACTGCAGATACCTGCACTTGATAATCAAAAAGTTTGGACGGGTCTAAAGTTAACTAATGATCAATTAGTTGCTACGGACGCTAACCAAATGTTCTTTAAATATCAAACAGATGCTACAAATAGTGAAGCCTTTACTGATTTTACTAAATGGCATTTTGTTCATAGTATTGGTGGCACTGATTATATCAGTCAATTGCCAATTACTGTTGCAACAAACACACCATACCACTTTAAAATTGAAGTTGATTCAGATAGAAAAGCGGCAATTTTTGTAAATGGTGTACAATACAATGTAACAACTACTGCGGGCAGCACTGGTGGTACAGCGGTAACGACTGGTACTACTAAAACAGCAGCTTTGACAGACAACATTGATTTAATTCCTTACGTTGGAATTGAAGCAGGAGCGGCGGCAGCGGAAGCAGTCAACGTTCATTATGTTGCTTGTAGCAGAAACGTATACGAATAATAATTAACTCTCTGGGTGGAGTGTAATGACTTCACCCCTAGATAAGGAGTAAAAAATGGCAGACTTAGTACTAAACCAAACGGTTTATCAAGGCGAAAAAAAACTAATAACACATTATCAAAATGTTTCAGATAGTGATGGAGGCACAACTACAGTTGTTGATGTTTCAGCATTAACTGCAGACAGAAATGGCAATGCATGTGCAACGGTTACATTAAATAAAATATGGTATAGTATATCTATGACAGCAAAGGTAGACGCTGTTAAATTAATGTGGGATGCAGATACCGATGCAACTTTTTTAACATTAGAACAAAGTGGATTTTTAGATTATAGCTCTATAGGTGGAATACCTAATAACAAGGCTACTAACTACACTGGTGATGTTAAATTTGTTACGCCAGCGTGTACCGCTAATGATAGTGCCACAATTACGTGTGAATGGCTTAAGAATTACTAGGAGGTAGCGAATGGCTAATACTACTTCCGGAACAGTAACGTTCGATAAGACTTTTGCTGTAGATGAAATTATTGAAGAAGCTTACGAACGAATAGGTTTACAATCTGTTTCGGGATATCAATTAAAAACAGCAAGACGTTCTTTAAATATATTATTTCAAGAATGGGGAAATAGAGGTTTGCACTACTGGGAAGTAGGCGATACTAATATTGATCTTGTTGAAGGCCAAGCTGAGTACACTTTCTACAGAGCAACAGGAGATGGAACTTCATCAACAACCGTTGGTGGAACAACAGGAACATCAACTTATGGTGTTGCTGATGTTTTAGAAGCAACTTACCGAACAGGTAGAGGTACCACTTCTGAAGCGGATTCTGCTCTTACTAAAACAGATAGATCAACTTATTCTGGACTCGCTAATAAATTATCTGAAGGAACACCTACAAGATATTTTGTTCAAAGATTCGTGGATAAAACAACTGTCACTTTACACCCAACACCTAATTCAACAGCAGCATCAAAAGACGTTCACCTTTTCTTTGTCAAAAGAATACAAGACGTTGATGCAACTTATACTGATGCAACCGATGTACCTTTTCGTTTTGTACCTTGTATGGCATCAGGATTAGCATTTTATTTATCACAAAAATACGCACCACAAAGAACACAAGAATTAAAATTATTTTACGAGGATGAATTAGCAAGAGCACTATCAGAAGATGGTTCTTCTACAAGTGTTCATATTCTTCCTAAAACTTATTACCCAGGAACATAATGGCATTCGCAAGAGGAAAATACGCAAAAGCAATATCAGACCGATCAGGTATGGAATTTCCATATAATGAAATGATGAAGGAATGGAATGGTATGCTTGTTCATAGATCAGAGTATGAAGCAAAACATCCTCAGCTTGAGACAAGAGGTACTGGCACAGAGGGTCATGGACTACAACATGTAAGACCCGCAAGAGAAGAAAATGAAGTATCTAGAATGCTAGATCCTAATCCTTTTGAAACGATTGCTGCAGCTTCTGGAATTATAAATGTATTTGAAAAATCTCATGGTAGATCTACAAGTGACACCGTAAGATTTAGAGGTCCTATTTGGACAAACTCTGATTCAGATGCTTATCAAAATCCAGTAGGATTTGATGGCATTACAGGATCCAATCTTGCATACTCATCAGGTTATTCAATTACAGTTGGCAAAAGAGATTCAAGCGGAGATATTACAAACACAGATGATTACTATCACTTTACTGTGAATACAAACACTGCTACAAGTGGAGCAGTATCAGGAGGAGGCAATAGTTGTTCGGCTGGTCCGGCATCATTGAGCGCATAATATGGCAGGTTTTACTTATTCATCATTAACAACAGCAATTCAAAACTATACTGAAGTTGGAACTTCTGTATTATCAAGCACGATTACAGATCAATTTATTGATAATGCTGAACTTAGAATTTTTAGAGAAATACCTATTGATGCTAATAGAAAAGAAATGGTAGGTAATCTTACTGCTTCAACAGATAATATTCATGTTCCTGCGGGAGCTTTATTTGTGAGAGGTGTTCAGGTTTATACATCTACATCAGTTGCAACAGGAGCTAATAGTTGGTTAGATAAAAAAGATATTAGTTATTTAAGAGAATACGACGCTGCTCAAACAACAACAGGCACACCCAAATATTATGCGATGTCAGGCGGAGCAGAAGGAACAGGCGCAACATCGTCAGGAAGAATAACAGTTGTTCCTACACCAAGCTCAGCTTTTATGTACAGAATTCATTATAATGCTAGACCCACTCCTCTAAGCTCAGCGAATACTACAAATTTCATTAGCTTAAATTTTGGAAATGGTTTATTGTATGCCTGTTTAGTTGAGGCATATGGCTATTTAAAAGGTCCAATGGATATGTTACAACTTTATGAACAAAAATATCAAACTGAAGTACAAAAGTTTGGTGGAGAACAAATAGGTAGAAGAAGACGAGATGATTATACGGATGGAGAACCTCGTATACCTGTTCCGTCTCAGACACCGTAAGGAATTAAAATATGGCAACACTCACAGTATCAGTCAAAGAAGCAATTACACTTAACAATGTCGATTATGGATCGGAACGATCTTTAGATATTGCTAGTGTAAATGAAATAGTAAAAAGAGTCGTAACGGCATCTACAACAGAATGTGGATTAATTGGATTTTTATCAGCACTCAGTAGTGTTGGTGTAAGCGCTAACAAAGTAGGTTATGTTGCAGGAATGTTTGATGATGGTGATGTTAGATATATTAGAATTACAAATTTAGATTCATCGAATTTTATTACGTTAACATTTAGAGATGAAGACAACACAGAATTTAGAATGAAGGTTGACGCTGGTCACTCGTTTATTTATCCAGGTGATAATAGTGGTGGCGTAGTGGACACGATGAAAGCAGCAGGATCCGCTTTAGCTTCAGGCCTTTCAGATTTAGTAGATATTACAGTCGACACGGATACAGCATCATGTGATGTGGAGATTTTTGTCGGAAGTGCTTAGGATAAATTATGGCATCAACATATACAGATATTGGCACAGAGTTAATGACCACTGGCGAAAACGCCGGTAACTGGGGAACAAAAACTAACACCAATATAAAAATTTTAGAAGAAGCCCTTCGTGGCTATGTTGCACAATCTATTGCAGGTAGTGCTCAGACTACAGCTTTAACATATTCAGATGGTTCGACAGGTGATGCTGCTCGAAACATGGTGATTGCTTTAACAGGATCGATTACAGGAAATCAAGTTGTAACCGTTACCGCTAAAGAAAAATTATGGATTGTCGATAACCAAACGTCTGGTGCTTATACCGTTCAGTTTATGGTATCAGGTCAAACAGGTGTCACTTGGGCGACAACCGACAAAGGAACAAAAATACTCTATTGCAATGGTACCGATGTTATTGACTCAGATATTGGTGGTGTTGGCTCTTATGATTTAAATGGTGAAGAATTAATTTTAGATGCGGATGCGGATACAAGTCTTACAGCAGATACAGATGATCAAATTGATATTAAAGTTGGCGGAACAGATCAAATAACAATTAAAGACGGAGCATTATCGCCTGTCACTACTAATGATATTGATCTTGGTACTGCATCATTAGAATTTAAAGACGCTTTTTTTGATGGCACAGTAACTTCAGATGCTTTTGCAGGTCCTTTAACAGGAAATGTAACAGGAAACGCTTCTGGTACAGCAGCTACAGTAACAACTGCAGCTCAATCAAATATAACAAGTTTAGGTACACTTACAACTTTAACAGTTGATAATGTAATTATTAACGGCGCAACCATTGGTCACACTGGAGATACAGATTTACTAACGGTAGCTAGTGGTGCATTAACAGTTGCTGGGACTATTGGTTCTGGTGCAATAACTTCAACTGGTATTGTGACAGGTAC